ATAATATTCTTACACTCTTCTGCTTCTGAAGGACTACGAGGTGTCATCTTAAATGAAAAGTTAAAACTTCTTAATGTAGGGCCATTGAAAAGTAATTCCATATTAGGATTAAAAATATTACCTGTTTCTCTTGCTAATAATTGAGCAGTGGATACGTTACCTCCTAAAGCACCTAAAGCAGCGGATGTTGCCTTTGCAGTTGTAAATTGTGCAGCAGCATCAAATAATGAGGAATCTGTACCGAGTGTCTTTTTTAAGTCACCACTTAATTCTGCCATTGTGTTTTTAGCACCTTCTTGATCTCCTTTTACACTTTCATTCACTGCTTCTCCAGTTTTATTAATTACAGATCCAATCGCTCCAGCAGCAGCACCAATCAAAGTATTCATTTTACTTTCACCATAATCAACTGCGTTACCATCTTGAATATTTGATGGCATTTGAAGTATAATACTACCTAATATCTTTGTTGCCTTATCTTTAGTTCCTTGTGGCCCAATACGACGAGATCCGGGTGAACCCACTAAACTTCCACCACTTCTTTGTTTTGTACTTTGGTACTCAACAATTGTAAATTGTAAGTAGTCAGTCGTCTCCGTCAGTGCTTCGAGTGGATATCGAAACCCTCCTGAGTTGAACTTTTTACTTAAGAATTTTCCAAACATATTACTTTTTTAACTATTTAGACGTATTTTACCAAAAGGTAATGCTTGAAGGTCTTTTATCTCTTCAGGGTAGACACGATAAGTCTGACCAACCAAATTTGAGAACGAATAAGTACGATATTGACCATGATGAAAATTAACTCCACGAAACCCCCAAGAGTATACCTCTGTGACTGCGACAAGTGGATTGACATCAAAGATTGTATCTGCTTTTTTTGGCACATACGAAAATACAAAAAATTGACCTGCCTCTGGAGGAGACACACTATCACTGATAACTTCCTCTAGTTGAGTTACTAATTCACTAGGATCTTCGATACCTATGAGTCGATCTAATACTGGACTTATACGATTCATTTGACTCCGAGTTCATCCTCTGTCATGACCTTAAATTCATACAAACGATCTTTACAATAATCAACTGCTGCTTCCCATTTTGCCTGATTGCGAGCATATTCATAAACTTCACGAAGATATCCTTTTGTTTGTCTCTTTGGTCTTGATGGAGGTTTTGTTTGTCTTTTTGGTTTAACCTCAATAATATATTTTTTTATCTTTCCTGTTGTTTCTTTTAATTTAACATAAAAGTCTGGAAAGTATCGATGCACTCGATTATCAATTGGAGAACGATATGGTATCGCAATCTCCTCACTTCCCCATTCCAATATATTCTCATTCAAATCACAGTAAACCATGAATTTCCTCTCCCAAAGTGATCGATAAATGATATTTGAGGGGTTTCCTTTATACTTTCGTGGGTATGATGGTGAGTATCTCCCTTTATATGACATAAATATATAAAAACAAAGTCATAAAGGTATTTAGTGTGTCATTAGTACAAAGAATCACAATGACTGATGCCAAAGTCAAATTTGGCAACCTATCATTAAACAATCAATATCAAGTTCACTTCGCTGGATTTAATTCAAGCATTCAAAATTATATCCGAAATAATTTAGGAATACTTAATGCAGATGATTTTATATCTCGTGAGATGGGAATCCTATGTTTTGATGCTTCATTACCTGCAACTGCTCTAGCAACTGCAGAGGTTAAAGATAATTTCATGGGTGTCCCTCAAGAATTTGCTCATTCTAGATTATATACAGATATTGATTTTTCTTTCTATGTCGATAAAGATTATACTTTATTGAGAATATTTGAGGGATGGATGGATTATATTACCAGTGGTGCCGAGGGTGAAGTTGGTGATTTACAAAAACCCTATTATCGTAGAATGAGATATCCAGATACTTATAAAGTATCCTCCATGTACATATCAAAGTTTGAGAAAAATCTTGATCGTGCATTATCATATCAGTTCATAAATGCATTTCCAAAGTCAATCACACCGATTCCGGTAACTTATGGTAGTGCGGACATATTAAAAGTTTCTGTGAGTTTCAATTATGATAGGTATGTGGTTAATCGTAGAAGAAGACAACCAAGTCTCCTATCTTTTGGTTTAAATCTATTCAATTCATTTAGATCAGACGAAAGAAAACCTGATAAGTCTATTTCAACAGATATAAAATAGTAGACACATTATAAAAAACATTGTATAATGTAGTATAAATAAAACACTGAATAAAATATTATGCCATTACCTAAGATTAATACTCCAACGTATGAATTGACTCTTCCTTCAAATAGAAAAAAAGTTAAATACCGTCCTTTTTTAGTTCGTGAAGAGAAGATATTAGTTCTTGCTTTGGAATCTGAAGATCAAAAACAAATTACTGATGCAATCATACAGATTATTGGTGACTGTTTAATTACTAAGAACATTGATGTTACCAAATTACCAACATTTGATATTGAATATCTTTTTTTAAATGTTAGATCAAAGTCAGTCGGTGAGACAGTTGAAGTGAATGTTACATGCCCTGATGATGGGAAAACTAAAGTTGAAACATCTATCAATATAGATGACATTAAAGTTGTTAAGGATAAAGATCACAAACTAATTGTTCAACTTGATGATAAGTACTCTATGAAATTAAAATATCCATCATTAGATCAATTTATTGAAAATAATTTTGATTTTGAAATGGCAGCACCAAATGAATCAGTATCAGCAGCGATGTCTATGCTTTCTTCATGTATTGATATGATTTATGACGAGGAAGAAAGTTGGGATGCATCTGAAAGCACCAAAGAGGAACTTGATGAGTTTATTGATCAACTTAATACAAAACAATTCCAAGAGGTTGAAGAGTTCTTTAGAACTATGCCTAAATTGAGTCATAAACTGAAGGTTACGAATCCTCAAACTGGTGTTGAATCTGAAGTTGTATTGGAGGGTCTGGCGAGTTTTTTCAGCTAGGTATGGCCCACATGAGTCTGGAGTCATACTATAAAGTTAACTTTGCCTTGATGCAGCATCATAAATACTCTTTGACGGAGATAGAAAATATGATGCCTTGGGAACGAGATGTCTATGTAACTCTCTTGAGACAGTATATTGAAGAGGAAAATTTAAAAGCACAACAACGTAGATCATAGTGGCAAAAGCATTACCAAAAATAAATGATATAGAAAAAACACCTATGAAAGAGGTGTTGGGAGATGATGCTGCTCCTAAAAAAAGAAGGGGAAGACCAAAGAAATTTCAGACACTTGCAGAGGTAGAGGCAGATATTAATCTAAGAGAGTATCAAAAACTTAAGAAAAAATTTGACAAATTAAAAGCATCTAAAAAGGCAAAGATAACTCCAGCGAAACTTTCTCCTGCATTTTATGCATTAGATGCAGGACTTAAATTAGAGGAAGAGAATAAAGTCCAGACAGAGAAGATAACAAAGTTAATTTCAATACAAAAATTACACAGAACAAATCATCAGAAAGAAAAGTCTGAAATTGCAGAAATCAATAATGTATTGACTGGTATTGCTGAATTTATAAAGTCTGATTATGAGTCAAGAGTTGACGCAGTAGATAAAGAAAATGATCAGATGAGAGATGATGCTGCTAAAGAAGATCAAGCAAAGAAAGAAAAAGGATTAGAAGCGACTGGTAAAAAAACAGGTGATAAAATAGGTAAAACAGCACAAGGTATCGTGTCTCCTGTTAAAGGTGTATTTCAAAGATTAATGGATGCTGTCACTGCTATAGGTCTTGGTATAGGTGCGAGTGCTGCATTTAAATTCCTTGCACGACCAGAAATTTTTGAAAAGTTAACTGGAGTTTTTGATTTTATCGGAAAGCATTTTAAATGGATTCTTGGTGGACTAGGTGCAATTGCTTTAATTGGAATTATTGCACCGATTGTTGGTATTGCGTCTGCTATTGGAGCAGTAATTGGTGCAATAGCAGCTGCTGCTGTTATCGTTGCTAAGATTGCGTTAATCATAGGTGGTATTATATTGGCGATAAAGGGTGCGACTGATGTATTCAAATGGTTGCGTGGTGATATGCTTGGTGACTCAAAAGTATCAGACGCAAGAAAGGAAAATAGAGAACTAATGAAGGAACAAGGTGTTGAGAAGGCACATATTAGTGGTATTTTTGGTGAGAGATATCGTGTGGAGCGTGATGGTGAGATGGTAAAATTAAAGTATAAAGAACTTACACCAGATGAACAGGCAATAGTTGATCAATTTAAGGCGAGAGATCAAGAGATCAAAGATCTTACTGCAGAAAGAAATAATGAGAAAAAAGCAGAGAGAAAGAGAATAAAAAAAGAAAGGAAAGAATCTGATGAACATGCAGAACTCAAAGCAATGCCAAGAGGAAAGGAAAGAGGTGAATTATTTGATGCTTTCCATAAAGAGACAAACAGATTAGTAAAAGAAAGACATGCTGAGATTGAAGAAGAATTTGAAAAAAAATTAAATTATAGAAAAATAGGTGGAGATGCTTCAGGACTTACAATGGTTGGTGAGGATGGCCCTGAGATTGTTGATTTTAAAACTGCAGTCAATTTAGTACCTGCACACAGAACTCAGGAAACTCTTAAAACATTGGGAGAGAGTGGTGGTGTGAATATTGTATCAATGGATTTACCACCAATTAAAGCACCAACACCAGAGGTTTCTACATCACAACAGGTTTCAAGTAATGATGTTGAGATGATTCCTTCTGTAAATCCATTTAATTCTTACATGGTTCTCACTCCAGAAATATTAAAGATTAGTTAATGTCATCCACAGCAGAATTAAAAAAAATAAAACTTAACGTCACTAATATCAAAAGTGTATTATTGGACGGTAAGAAGGCAGTTGATGAAAAAAAGAAGGATCGTGAGGATTTTTTACAAAAACTAGCAGAGGAGAAAAAACAGAAACAAGAGGAGAAAGGTCTTGAAAAACCTATTAAACCTACACAAAAAAAACCTGATTTAAAATCTCCTGTTAAATCATCGATGGGATTAATGGATAGAATATTTAATTTTGTAGGTGCAATTGTAGGCGGTATCATAGTAAAAGCATTACCAGAAATTATAGAGTCTGTGAAAAAAATCATGAAACAGGTAAAACCAATATTTGAAAAAATAGTGGAGGGTTTAAAACCAGTTTTTAATTTTATAGGAGATTTATTTAAAGATAAGGGAACATATGATTCTGAAAAAGAAAAAGTCAATGCAGATATTGAACAGGCACAACTTGCTGGTAAAGATATTGATGGCCAAGGAGATGAGTTAACTAAAGCGGGTGAAGATGTTGCAAATGAAAATAAAGGATTAGGGGAAAATTCTAATGCTTTGGGTGGTGAGGAGAAAGGATTACTAAAAGATCGTGAGACAAAGGATGATAAGGATGACAAGGAAGGTAAAAATAATGATAATAATGTTGAATCTAATGAAACTGTAACAGTAGAAAATCTTGGGCCAACTTCTGCTACTGAAGTGGTTAAGATAGTTGATGGAAAGGAAGTGGTTGTAACTGATCTGGATGAAAATCTTAAAATACAGAATGATGCGAGAGATTTTCTTAAGAATGCAATGACAGGTGATGGTGAAGTAGTGTCATCAACAGAAATAACAAGTGTTACAAACGTCATCGTTCCTCCTGTTATGCCTGTAAAAGAGGATTATCCTAGAACCAAACAAGGGAGGAGAAATTTTAGAAATGCGTACAAGCAATATGTTATTGAAATGAAAGAATATAATGAAACACAAAAAAATCTTATAAAACCTAGTGAAAATAATAAGAACGGACTTAAAGCGTTAAATACTACTGAAGGACTTACCAATGAAAATGGCACAGGTAATAACACTATTATAGTTCAAAGACAAATTGTAGAAGTACCAATTAAAATTCCCGTTAACGTATAATGTCACAAAAAGCATCATCTCCAGCGATTTATGAGGTTCTTACAATAAGTAAGAATGGTAAAGAAGAAGTTTTAGTGGCTAAAACTGTTAACTTCAATTACTATGAGAGTTTGTATTCCCCTGTGATAACTGCTAACATGGTGTTTCTTGACGCTGGTGGATCGACTCCTGATGATAAAGAAAATCTTACAAGTATAAAAGATGGTTTACCCATAACTGCTCTTGAAGATGTAAAGGTAAAAATTGCAACTAAATTTGGAACACTTGATTTCACCAAAGACGCATTCAAAGTAGTAAGTTCACCAATTATGCATCAAGAATCAAATCGTCAGACTGTATT